GTAATTGTATGGCTCAATGATATCATCACCATAAACATTCTTAGATGTTCTCCTGTACAGCAATGCTAAGATGTGGCAGAAGTGGTCTAGGTAGTTATTAGAGAAGTAATGCTCTAGGTCTATAAACTCTCCTAGACTAATCTTAGTGAATGGCTTAAGTACATACTTATCTAGCTTATTCTTATACCTCTTAGATGGCTCTGAATTAATCCATTTAATCTGCTCAGTTAATACTGTTAGCTCATCTATATCTAGCTCCTCAAAATCAGAGATATCGCTATCTGTTAAAGCAGAAAGTACATCAATCTGATAGTTGAACATTCCATCCTCACTGCTCAGTCTCCTGATCTCCAGGAACTGCTCCACTGATATCTGACTCCACTGCTTTGGTAGTTTGAGATTCTGCATGGTTAGTAATTTTATAAGTTACAAAGGTAAGGTAAGGGATAGAGATATCTGCTTTGAGCTTGCTGAATAGTTTACTTTTGTGTTTAAGATGTGCAGAATCATAATGCTCAGTATTGGATAGGTCAGTTCGTTTAAACATTAGAGCCATGATGTCAGATATATATTCTTTATTATCTTTTTTAACAATCTTTTCAACAATCCTACTATCTTTAACTGAAAGCTTCATCTCAGCCTTATAAGTATAGCCATCTATCTCTATCTCTTCAACAGGATCTTTCTTATCATAGTTATTATTATTGAACTCCTTAACATTAGCTAAGAACAGGTCAAAGTCTACATCCATATCATCCTCAGTTATACCTAAGTACTCAAAGACTTTACAATGTTTCTCAAGAGTATCATACTCATCACTGTTATGGATAGCAGATATCTTTTGGAACTGCTCCAATGTTAATTCATCCATCTTAGATGGGATTTCTTTGCCAAATAATTTTATCATAGTTTCTAATTTTTGAACAAATATAAAAAAAATATAATATAGTTATGACTAAAGATATACCAATCTATAAAATTACTATAGATCCTGAGTATTCAGATGGCGAAGAGTTAGGGATTGAGCAGATAGCTTTCACCTCAACTCCTGCTATTGTTACTAAAGGGATGGCATTTGATGAACACAAAAAATTGTTTTTCTCAGATGACTTAAAGTATAGAGTAGTAGCTCCTGCCATGATACCTATGGAGATATATAGGAATGATGAGAATGATGAAGAGTACTATGTACAATTTACAGCTGAGACTATTGAGCAGATTCATTCTAAATTCATGCAGGATTTATCTAATAGGAATGTCTTTAACTTAGAGCATGATACTGATAAGACAGTGCCAGCTTATGTACTTGAGGCATGGATAGTAGAAGATCCTAAGAAAGATAAAGCCTACTCTAGCTATGGTATTGAAGTACCTAAAGGCACATTAATGGTAACAGCTCAGGTAACTGATAAAGAGTACTATAATGAGCTAGTAGCAAATGAGCAGATAGGATTCTCAATAGAGGGATTTCTAGGCTTAAAACTAAGTAATCAATTAAATAATAAATATAGTATGAAGTTACCTGATGGAGAACATCTAATCGAGGGTAAGATCTACATCGTTGTTGATGGAGAAGTTACTGAGATAAAAGATGCACCTGTTGTTGAAGAAGAAGCAATGACAGAAGAGATTGCACTAGAGACAGTAGTAGAAGAGGAAGTAGTTACAGAGACACCTGCCACAGAAGAGATGGCTATTGATCCTGCTGCTGATGCTGAAGCTATTTTAGCTATAGTTCAACCTGTAATTGATGAGCAAATCAATGCTATTATAGCAATGATAGCTGATTTAAGAAATCACGTTGAAGAAATGATGGCTGAAGATGTTGCTACTGAGGAAGTAGTAGCTACTAAACTTACACAGCATGACAAGTTTAACATGGTAAGTAAATTTTTAAACAATAATAACTAAATAAAAAACAAAAAAAATGAGTAGAAAATTAAGATTCAACTTGGACATTGATGCATCTGCATTATTACAAGCAAACAGTGAGGCTTTTTATAGCCGAGCTTATTTAAACGAGGAAGTAGTAGACAACTACCGTACATTACCAGGAGTAAAGTATAAGACTAAAATTTCAAATGTAGTATTTGGTCAAGTTTTACAAGCTGAGAACTGCGGATGGAATGCTAGTACTGATGACCTTGCATCTGTAGAGATTGATGTATGTGGATTATCTGCAATGGCACAAATTTGTCAGTTTGACTTAGAGCAGTCTTTTGTATCATTACAAATGACTAAAGGATCTAATGGTGATTTCACTGTTGCATCTTTTATGGATTACTATTGGAATGAGATGTCTAAGACTATTGCTGAGAATGTAGAGAAGTTACGATGGTCAGGTGATACTGATTCAGGTACTGCTGCACTAGCTTTATGTGATGGATATAAGAAGTCTTTAGTAGCTGATGCTGCTAATGTAATTGACATTGCATCTCCTGTAGCTATTACACCATCTAATGTACTTGCTAAATTAGCTCTAGTATATGCTGCAATTCCTGCTGCTGTAATTGCTAATCAAGAGGAGTTAAGATTGTATGTATCATCTCCTGTAGCTACATCTTATCGTGCTGCTGTTGCTGCATCAAACACTCAAGCTAACTTAACTCAAGCTCTAGACTTTACTTATCTTGGAATAAAAATGGTACTTTGTCCTGGAATGCTTGGCAAGTCTACTATCGTAGCTTCACCTCGAAATAACTTTATCTATGCATTTGATGCAGAGGGAGATGGTAAAGCATTACGAGCTATCAATTTAGCTGATACTATTGCTGAGCCTGTAATCAGAACTCGTGCTAATATGAAAGTAGGATTTACTCATGTTAATGGTGAGGAGATTGTATTCTACAACTCTGCTACATAATTAACTAATTTATAAATCTAAGGGAGTGCAAGCTCCCTTTACTTAAAACATATACAATGAGCTGTGAAGCATTACAATCAATCCAAAAAAACTGCTCCAACAATATTGGAGGGATAAAAAATGTATGGGTAAACCAACAAGATGAGATTACTACAGCTGTTCCTATAGTACCTTCAGGTACTTGGCAGATAACTTCTATAACTGTAGGTGATCCATGTGTACCTTTTGCTATTAACAGAAACACAGGTAACTATACTGAGGATACTGCAGTAGATCTAATCAATGGCTCTAGCTTTGTTACTCAGACTATTACTTTAATGTTTAATCGTAGAGACAAAGATAAGTCAGAAGCTATCAATGTACTTGGATCAGGTCAGCAGTATTTAGCTGTATTTATCCAGGATGCTAATGACAAGTATTGGTACTTTGAGAATGTACAACTTACTGCAACAGGTGAGGGATCAGGTACAGCTCGTGCTGATGGTTCTAAATATTCCGTTACACTTTTGGCGGAAGCAGAGCACTTGGCTTATGAGGTGCTTAGTACAGTAATTACAGGCAATCCAACAGACTTTCCACCTGCTGTACAATCGTAATTTAACACCCTAATAATTAAAGCTCTAGTAATACTAGGGCTTTTTTTTTAAACATTTTTCTACTCTGTTATAATATAGTTATATGATATACATTAAAAAAGATGAGGTCAATCAGATTATCCTTACTCTCACTGAGGTAAGTACACTGCCTAATCCTTATTATTTATTTGTTTTTCAGAATGAAATGGACAAGCTGTCTGCACCTATTACATTCTACACTGCTGATCTATCAGCTTATCCTGAAAGATTCAATCAGTTTGAGCTAGATGAGCCTGTAGATTTGGAGTTAGTAAAAGGACAGTATACATATAGTATCTATGAGTCATCTATCACACCTCCAACTATTGCTAACTCTACAGGGTTTGTGATTGAAGAGGGCAGGATGGTAGTATCAGGACCAATAGTATCATCAATTTATGAGTAATTATGGCATTAAAAGATTTTTTTAAAACAGTCAAACATGAAATAGTAGAGGGATATCAATCATTCTCTACTCCATTCCTTAAGGTTGGAGGTGCTAATCTTACACTACCTTATGTTAATGGTAGGAATCAGACTAATGGATATATCCCATTTGGGCAGGACAATTTATTTCCTGAACTCCTTAATCAAATTTTCTATTCTAGTCCATTACATGGCTCAATAGTGGGGTATAAAGTGAATGCAGCTGTAGGTGGTGGATTTAATATAGTAGCTGATAGACTTACTCCTCAAGATAAGCTAGAGCTATATACACTAGAAAGAAAACTAAACATAAAAAAGGTAGTGCCTGCTGTAACTCAGCAACTAATACTACACAATAGAGTATATTTTAAGCTATGTTTTGATGATAAGATGAAACTCACAAAGATAGTCAATCTATCTCCTGAGAAACTTAGAATAAACTTAGATAGAAAGAGATACTATATCTGTGATGATTGGGCTAGTAGGATTGGAGTCCAGGAGATAAGGAGATACACTCCTACCTCTAGAGATTATGAGCAGTTATTTGTATATGAAGTAG